GTGGTGGATTTATGGCTAGACGTATGGGTATGATGTAATGCGAAAAAGAGATAGACAACCACCAAAAACTAAAAAGTATTTCAGACCTACAAAGTCTGGGGCAGGGATGACTAAAGCTGGGGTCGCCCGATATAGAAGAGAAAATCCTGGCTCTAAACTAAAAACAGCGGTCACTGGCAAAGTCAAACCAGGATCTAAAGCTGCTAAAAGACGTAAATCATTTTGTGCGAGATCACTTGGACAAATGAAAAAGTTTCCTAAAGCTGCCAAAGATCCTAACTCAAGACTAAGACAGGCTCGCAGAAGATGGAAGTGTTAACATGAGAAAAGCAAAAATGGGAGGCGGCATGATGATGAAAAGAGATGTCGCTATGAAAAAAGGTGGAAAGATCCCTCCACAATTAAAAAAATTCGTCATGGCTAAAAAGAAAAAAGCTAAGATGAAAAAGAAAAAGGCGTAATGAAAAAAGCT